CAGGATAGAATGCGAGTAATATCTGACACGATTATGTTTTGCAAGAAAGGTTTGTTACACGAATTGAGCGAAAAATACGTTTATAGATTAGACACTTGCGCTCGTGGTTTAGGTCGTTTGTTAAACTATAGAAAAAAATTGCATAACTTAGTTGCGTGAAATTAAAAAGAACTAACGAAATTGCCTTCGGATTCAGCTATAAACGTAGTGGAACCTTAGGCATTTTTTGTTTATATTGGGTTTTAGAAATCTACGTATGAACTGGATAACACAAGTCGCTAAATACCACAAAGAATACGTAAAGACGATTCAAGGATTTGGCGAACAGTTCTACGCAGAAGATTTAGTTCAAGAAATGTACATTAGGTTACTGAATAAAAACAAAGAACAGCAAGTTATAGTTAACGGACAAGTAAATAGGTATTACGTGTTTTTAACGCTTAGGAGTCTTTTTATAGACTTTTATCGTCAAAAGAATAAAGTTATTAAGGTGGACATAAAAGAAGTTCTTACGTTGCAACAAATAGACGAACTAGAAGAACACGAAGGATTCTCAAGATTATTAAAAAAAGTAGATAGTGAAGTTAAAACGTGGGAGTGGTACGATCAAATGTTATTCAACCTGTATAAAGACTCTAATAAGTCTATGCGTGAAATATCCAATGGAACAAATATCAGTTTACGTAGTATATTTTGCACGTTAAAGAATTGTAAGGAACGAATTAAAGACAACGTACACGAGGATTATTTGGATTATTTAAATAACGATTTTGAATTAATATAATAAATATGGCTAGAAAAAGACGAACTAAAGAAGAAATATTAGCAGCACAAAGTGAAGGCTTAGGAGACACAATAGAAAAGGTCTTAGAAGTTACTGGAATAGCAAAAGTTGCTAAGTGGGTATTAGGAGAAGATTGCGGATGTGAAGAACGTAAAGCAGCCTTAAACAAATTATTCCGTTATAGAACACCTTTGTGTTTAACCGAACAAGAACACGAATGGTTAAAAGAATGGTTTAGTAAAAACACGGAAGTAGTAAAACCTAGTGAGCAGAAAATGTTTTTTGATATTCACTCTAGAATCTTTCAGGTAAGAAACGAACTTACTAATTGCGCTCCTTGTGTTAAAGCACGAATAGACGATTTAAGAAAAGTATTCAACGAATATAAAGACGAAACAAATGCCGATTCCTAAACCAACAGCTAACGAAGAAAAAAAAGACTTTATTCAACGTTGTATGACGGATGATAAAATGGTAAGTGAGTTTGAGAACACCGACCAAAGATTAGCGGTTTGTTCAACCAGTTATGAGGAAAACCTATCCAAAAACACGGACGAAAAGTGAGTCTAATGTTAACAAGCGATTACTATATAGTGTTTATGAATCCATCCAAACATAAACAAGAATGGAACGCTATCAAGTTAATAATGAAAGTAGCTGAAGTTAAGTATTGCGTATTTATAGATTTCAAGATTTACTCTTTAGAGATTCACGCAGTAGATAGATTAGAATTCGAAACATATAGATATAATTCAAATTAAATGCAAATAGTAAAAATAAGCGAGGTTAAACCAAACCCAAAGAACCCAAGAATAATAAAAGACGGAAAATTCCAAAAGTTAGTTAAGTCTATCCAAGAGTTTCCTGATATGCTAAATAAACGCCCGTTAGTGGTTTTTACTGATGTAGATAATAAATACGTTGTCTTAGGTGGTAATATGCGTTTAAAAGCCTGTAAAGAGATAGGATTAAAAGAAATACCGATTATAGTAGCAGACGAATGGACGGAGGAACAAAAAAACGAATTCTTAATAAAAGATAACGTAGGTTTTGGTGAGTGGGATTGGGATCAGTTAGCAAATGAATGGGATGCTGAAAAGTTAGACGATTGGGGTTTAGATATTCCTAACTTTAACAATGTAGATTATTCAGAAAAAAACGAAGAAATTGATATTGATAGTTTAGATGAAACAATGACTATTAAATTAAACTTTACTGAAACAGAATACTGGACTGTTAAACAACAATTATCTGAAATAGCGGCAACCCCTGAACAAGCAATCTGGAAATTATTAGGCAATGAGTAAACACAGATTTAATTATAAGTGGTATTTAAAAGACGGATACCCGCAAAAAAACGGATTAAAAGTATTTGGAACTTTTATTTGTGGAGGAGGCTCTACAATGGGTTATAAGTTAGCAGGATTTGAACATTTAGGAGGTGTTGAAATAGACCCTCAAGTTGCTGATGTATATAAAACAAATCACGATCCGAAATATTTATTTGTTGAGGATATAAGAGAATTTGCAAATAGAACTGAATTTCCTGAAGATTTATACAACCTTGATATTTTAGACGGTTCGCCACCTTGCTCAAGTTTTTCAATGGCCGGTAACAGGGAAAAAGATTGGGGAAAAGAAAAAGTATTTCGTGAGGGACAAGCAAAGCAAAGATTAGACGACTTATTTTTTGATTATATAAAACTTGCAAAAAAATTACAGCCGAAAGTTGTTATTGCTGAAAACGTCAAAGGAATGTTACAAGGCAACGCAAAGACTTATGTAAAGCGAGTAAAAGACGAATTTGAAAAAGCAGGATATAAAGTTCAATTATTTTTACTTAATGCTGCATCAATGGGAGTACCTCAAAAGCGTGAACGGGTATTTTTTATTTGTCAAAGAAATGATTTAAATTTTTCTAAATTAGAATTAAAGTTTAATGAAGAGTCAATAAAATTAGGTGAATTTATAGATAGCTCAAAAGGATTAAATTTATCAAAAGACGGAAAGTTATATTCAGATTGGTTACAAAGAATAGAAACAGATAAAAATTTTGGAGATATTTGTTTAAGAACAGAAAAAAAACAAAAATCTTTTGGAAGAGTTTTGATTAAAAAAAATGATTATGCTCCGACAATTGTAAGCGGAAACCAATATATTTATTTTGATGAATTTAAAGAAATATCAAATCAAGATATTCAACAAATAGGTAGCTATCCTCTCGATTACAATTTTAAAAAAATAGAACCAAAGTATTTAATTGGTATGTCAGTTCCTCCTGTAATGACTGCACAGGTTGCAACTGAAATTTATAATCAATGGTTTAAATAAACAACGAATAAACAACGTACAATGGCAGGCAAAGGACAAATAGAACCACGTTGGGAAAAAGGCGAAAGCGGAAACCCAAACGGAAGACCAAAAGGAGCAAAGAATAGAAGTACAATAGCAAAGTATTGGTTAGAAGTTAATCAAAAGCTAAAGAACCCTTTAACTAATCAAGAAGAAACAATGAGCCAAGAAGATTTGATGACTTTGGCTTTAATTAAAAAAGCACGTGAGGGAGATGTTGCTGCTTACAAAGCATTAATGGATAGTGGTTATGGTGCGCCATTACAACAAATAGAACAAACAATTTTAGAACAACCATTATTTCCTGATGTTTCAGAGAACGACAGCAACGAATAAGGTACTTGGTTTAAAAAGACGAATTAAAATAATACAAGGTGGCACAAGTGCTTCTAAAACGTATTCTATTTTAGCAGTATTAATAAACAAAGCAATACAACAACCTAACTTAGAAATAAGCGTAGTAGCTGAGTCAATACCTCATCTTCGTAGGGGTGCATTAAAAGACTTTCTTAAAATACTTAAATGGACTAATCGCTTTAACGATGAGCAGTTTAATAAATCTTTATTAACTTATAACTTTAAAAATGGGAGTGTTTTTGAATTTTTTAGTGCGGATGATAGCTCTAAGTTACGTGGTGCTAGGCGTGACATTCTTTATATTAACGAATGCAATAATGTTACCTTTGAATCTTATAATGAACTTGCTATACGGACTAAAAAAGAAGTATTTTTAGATTTTAATCCTGCTAATGAATTTTGGGTGCATACCGAACTAAAAGACGAACCCAGCGCAGACTTTATAATTCTTACTTACAAGGATAATGAAGCTCTTGACAAGTCAATTATTGACCAAATAGAAAAGAATCGCTTAAAAGCTGAAACTAGTGCATATTGGAGTAATTGGTGGAGGGTTTATGGTTTAGGAGAAATAGGAATGTTAGAAGGTGTTATCTTTTCTAATTGGAAGCAAATAGACACAATACCTAAAGAAGCTAAGTTAATCGGAATCGGATTAGACTTTGGATATACGAATGACCCTACATCTGCAATAGAAATTTATAGTTATAACGGAACACGAATAGTAAACGAACTTGTTTACCGGACAGGAATGTTAAATAGCGACATAGCTAAAACACTTCCTAATAATTGTCCGATATATGCGGACAGCTCAGAACCTAAATCAATAGACGAAATAAGACGCTACGGAAAGACGATTAAAGGAGTTACAAAGGGCAAGGACTCAATTAACTACGGAATAGATGTTATGCAAAGCCAAGAATATTTAGTGACAGCAAACAGCGTTAATTTAATTAAAGAACTTAGAGCGTATTGTTGGGACGTAGACAAACAAGGCACACGACTAAACAAACCTATTGACACAAATAACCACGCTATTGATGCTTTACGTTATCACGAAATGGAAACTTTAGGTTTAAAGCGCAATTACGGCACATATAATATACGTTAATGACAGACAACACAGCGGTGATGATACACATAGTTGAGCAGTTCATCTATGAAAAGACGGGTAAGAAAGTTAAAATCGTATTTAACGACCCAATGAATATGCATCGACACCTGAAAATGTTAATGGAAGCGTATTATGTAGCTATGGACTACAATAAAAGTAAATAATCGTTTAATATATAATATGAAGTTAGAGTTAGTCATACCAACTAAGTTAAGTGAGATTCCATTAAAGCACTATCAGAAGTTTTTAGGGATAGCCGAAAAGACGAATGACGAAGTTTTTTTAGCTGAAAAGATGATAGAATGCTTTTGTGGTATTGAATTAAAAGAAGTCGTTAAGATTCCATTTAAAGAAATCGAAGCACTAAGCGTTCACTTTTCTACAATGTTTCAGCAGAAGCCTGAATTTAAAACAAGGTTTAAGTTAGGTGGAGTTGAATTTGGCTTTATTCCAAATTTAGAGGAGATTAGTTGGGGAGAATACATAGACTTAGAAGCTAATATAAGCGATTTAAAGAACTTTCATAAAGCTATGGCTGTAATGTATAGACCAATAGTAAAAGAAAGCGGAAATAAGTACAAAATAGAAGAATATATTTCCAGTGCAAATTACGCTGAAGTTATGGAGTTTGCTCCTTTGGATATTGCTTTAGCGGCAAAGGTTTTTTTTTGGACTTTAGAAACCGAATTACTAGAGGCTACCCTCAACTTTTTGGAGACGGAGATAATGAAGAGCGAGACGGCGAAAACGAATTTAGTGAGAGAGTTCAATTCTCAAAACAATGGGGTTGGTATCAATCAATTTATGCAGTCGCTAAAGGAGACCTCACAAAATTTGACGATGTCACCAAGTTTCGACTTACAAAAGCACTTACCTTCCTTACTTTCG